AAAGTCTGAACCGCTTTGGCAAGTAATGCCATACTCAATACCGTGGAAGCCAAGAAACCGCTTCCCCACAGATAAAATTCAAGTCCTGATGCCGCTTTCGTTTTTCCCAAGCAGAATGTAAGGCTTACCTCAAACAATCCTGCCAAAAATAAAATTATCCAATTCATACCTATGATTTATTAAATTCGGGTGCAAAAGTAAGCAAGTAACTTCTAACCGTTTTTTTTACATTTGGTAAAAACGGATTTTGCATTTGACAAAAAACAGCCGTTAGCAGCTGTTTCTGTGCGCTATTTTATAATTTTGTACCACAACAAAATGACTTATGGATATAAAGGAAATCATCAACCAGAGATATGCCATGCCGGATGCGTCTTTGGACAAGTTGCGGCAATGCCTGACGGAAGTCTCATACCCAAAAGGATTCCAAGTGTTGGAATATGGCAAGATAGAAAAAGACATCTTTTTCATCAAGAAAGGCATTGTCCGCGCCTATACTTCGGTAGAGGGGAAAGAAATTACCTTTTGGGTCGGCAAGGAAGGGGCGACTATTGTTTCCATGAAAGGATATGTGAATGACGAACCGGGGTATGAAACAATGGAGCTGATGGAAAATTCTGTCTTATATGTATTGGAAAGGAAAAAACTGAAAGAGTTATTCTTGGAGGATTTGCACATAGCCAATTGGGGACGGCGTTATGCGGAAATGGAACTGCTTGCTGCCGAGGAACGGCTGATTTCCATGTTGTCAGCCGTCGCCTCGGAACGGTATCACGAGTTGTTGGAGAAAGAGCCTGATTTGTTACAGCGGTTGCCGTTAGGAAGTATCGCCACCTATTTAGGCATCACACAGGCAAGTTTGAGTAGGATTCGGGCACAAATAAAATGACGTTTCAACCAACTGAGGATAGCAAGCGATTTTGGTCTGCCCCAAACACAAACTTGCTATTCTTCCGTTGGTATTGTTTATAATCCCATGCCCTTGCCTCTCCTAAGCGGTTCAACCGTCCTTTTAACGGATGAGAACAGCCTGCCAAACTGCTCCTTGAACCACTCTCCAATCACTTGCCCGTTGATGGCAAGTGCAAGCTTGGACTTGTCTTTCGGGTCTTTTACCACTTGGAAGCCTGCTTCCTCGGTCGTGAACTTCCGCCTGTGCTCTTCCGAATAGAGCTCGCCCTTGTAGAACAGCGGTTTGCCGCTGATGAGCGTGGCAGTCTGCCTTTCGTTGAAGCCGACTTTAAGGCAGAACTTCTCCATATACACCAGCTCTTGAAACAGCGGAAACCATTTCTTGGCTTTTTGGATAATGGATTTCAGGAATGACACTTCCTCTTGGTGTGCCGCTTCCTTGTCCGCCATTTCCCTGCGGTACTTGGCTTGCAGTTCCATCAATTGGCGGCTGTGTTCCTCCTGCTGCCGCTCCATCTGCTTTTGCAATAATTCGATACTCTCGTCACGGGCGGCAACCTCGCCTTGCAAGGTTCGGTTGTCGGCTTCCAACTCTTTCAGTCTGCCGCTACCCCAAAGAGAACCTACTTTTGCCACGAGTGCCGCTTTCGTCTCGGTCTTGGCGGCTTCCAGCTTCTCCGACTTGATTTCTTTTTTGACTTCGTCAAGTTCCTGCTTTGCCTGTTGGCGTTCGGTCTGCAACTGCTGCACGTTGGCTTCAAGCTCTCCCGTCTGCCGTTTCAGGTCACGGTAGTATTGGGCGGTGGTTGTGTGCCGTGCTTCCGAACCTCGTACGCCACGCTGCAATCCGTACTTCGCCATCGCTGCGGCGTAGCTGTCGTGGTAAGCGGCAAGAGAACTTGGCGTTAGTATAGTGCCGGTCGAATATCAAGACTTTGCCACCGAATATAACGAGCTTGCAGTACTTGTGGGAGACAACAGACTTGCAGAGCTTTCCACGCTAGATTTAAACGGCTTGCAAGATATTATAGACGGATTTAAGGAAACAAATTTTGACTCAATTCTTGCGGGATTTGAACCTGCCGACTTAGATGCGCTATTGGGCGAAAAAACTCCAGATTTCGAGGAAGAAGGCGAAAAGGAGCTTTCGGAGTCTCAAGTCACGATACAAGTTGCAAACTATCGCTTCAGGCTTTCGCAGGACGATTTTGGCGTTTGGATTGACAAACTAAAGCAAGACGTGGGATTTGATAAGGAAGCTGTCGTTGCTGACCGTAGGAGGCTTGCGATATGATATGGGGCACTTTTGTAAAATTTTGCATTTATTCTTTCCGTTTTCTTTTGGAATCTTTTCCCAATTTTTCTCTTCAGATAAATTATTATCCTCATCAAAAAATTGAAAAAATCTTCTCAAAATAAAATCATAAATAATTAAATGAAAATTTCAAAAAGCACCCTAATTGAGCCACTTTCGGCGGTAAATCCGTCAACCTACAATCCGAGAACGGCGGATCCAAAGCGTCTCGATTTAATAGAACTTTCACTTAGGAAGCTGGGATTTATAGCTCCTATTTACGCCGACGCCAACGGCGAAATCCTCTCTGGGCACCAAAGGCACTTTGTCGCAACCCGCATGGGTGTTAAGAACGTGCCTGTGTTCAGAATCCCGCCAATGGAATTGGACAAGCGCAAGGCGTTGAACATTGTGTTTAACCGCGCCACCAACGACGGAGACATCTGCCAGACACCCGAAAAGTCTAAGCGCGAACTGGAAACTCTAAACCTCTCGGAACTCGCCAAAAATATTCAGGAAAAGGAGTTGGAAAGCAAAGAGTTCTTCCGTTGCGCTTACCCTTGCAAGGTTTCGGTAGCTAAACTTTGCAAAATAAATTCTGGGAGGTGGATTCAATACGCAAAGAGTATTGCAAGGACTCTCCGCAAGGCGGGCATTATTATGCCGATAGTCTGTACTCCTGACGGCAAAGTTATAAACGGCATTGGGCGTTTGGAAATGCTCGCCGAACTCAAGGCGGATACTTGCGATGTTGTATATATTTCCGAGGAAGAGGCGAAATTCGCGGACGCTATGATGAACCTGCTCACAATGGACTTCAACATTCACGAGCGATATGAGGATTTGCTCCGCTATAATTCATTCCGCCGTGCCCGCAGAGTCCGCGAGGAATTGGGACACGGCTTTGTATTCGCCGTTCACGGCAATAAGCCCTGCTACGAATTCGATATTTTCAACCCGAAGCAACAGGCAAAATGGCGCAAGGAACACGGCAATACCATACTTGATTTCGGCGCGGGACACCTCACGGAGACGAATATTCTAAAAGCCGCAGGATTTGATTGTGTGCCGTTCGAGCCGTATCACATCGGGCTATCGGAAATCGACAAAGACAAGTCTTTGGCAATTTCGAGGGATTTTTTGAAAGCTGTTTCCGACGGAAAGGAATTCACGAGCATATTCATTTCAAGCGTCCTAAACTCCGTTCCATTTGAGAAAGACCGTCAGCATATAGCGTGCATTTGCGCCGCCCTGTGCCGACCGTTTACCAAGCTTTACGCTTGCGCTTCGTCAACCTCGGAGACTGGTTATAGGCAGGTAAACGGCAAAGCCTTTCACAACGAATCCAACGCAGGGAATATAGCCTTTCGATTGGAGTATGAATCTGGCGTCCGAATTGGCGATTTTCAGGACAAGCCAAAAGTCCAGAAATACCACACAAAAAAGGAATTTTACGAACTCTTTTCTCCGTTTTTTAGAAACGTTCAGATTTCGGAAATGACAGGCAACGTAAACGCCAAGTGCGAAAACGTCAGACGCATTCCGTGGGAACGCATAGAGGAAGCCTTGCGTTTTGAGTTTGACTTGCCTTACCCTGACGGTAGCCGTATGGGATTGGTTGAGGAAGCAATCACCGCATTTAAACGTCGCTATGAAATATTTGGTTGATCTGAACTACACGCTTGTGGGCAACTCCCCCAAATGGGGAGAGCCGCGCATTACGCCGTTTTCAAGGCAGATTGAGCAGGAGACATATCGCCAGTGGCTTGTGGACTTTCTGCGGGACAAGTACGCAATTCTCATTACGGCACGTCCTGCCCGATATAGAGAACAAACCCTTGAAAGGATATTGTCGCAGACTGGTTGGCAACCGCAGGAAGCGTATTTTGCGGAGATTTCCGCCACTCCTCCCGAAATCAAGGAAGACTTGTTGTTGCGTTATATATTCCCGAAACACGGCAGGAATGGAAAGGTTTATTTTGGGATAGAAAGCAATCCAAAGACAAGAGGCATGTATTTGTGTTATAATATAGAATCTTTACGGGCAGAAGATTTTAAGACTAAAATGATTTGTCGATAATCTCCTTGACATAACGTACGCAATAGCGTACGTTCATAAGAAAAAAGAAAGGATTATAATGACCGCAATATCTTCAACTCTTGCAAGGAATAAACTCTATTCACTTATAGACGAGGTTGCGAGGACTTCCAAGCCAATCGTGATAACTGGCAAACGCGCCAATGCCGTTATGATTTCCGAAGCGGATTGGAACGCCATACAGGAAACATTGTACCTCAACTCAATAAAGGGAATGAGTGAGTCCATAAAGAAGGGTATGAAAACCCCCATATCAAAGTGCTCTAAAAAGCTTGATTGGTAGATTTATGTACGAGTTAGTATATACCGCCCAAGCTCGCAAAGACGCAAAGAAGATTGCTTCAAGCGGATTGAAGGGCAAAACTCAAGATTTACTCTCAATTCTCGAGAAGAATCCATTTCAAAATCCGCCTCCGTTTGAAGCATTGGTCGGGGATTTGACTGGCGCATATTCAAGGCGCATAAATATTCAACACCGCCTTGTCTATCAAGTTTATGAAAAGGAAAGAGTGGTAAAAGTCCTAAGAATGTGGACTCACTACGAATAATTTTTGACACTTGGTCGTCTTGTATGGAACTGCATACAGACGACAAAATTATTTCGAGACAAAGCAACTGGGTATTTGACGAGCACGTCGCGCCCGAATTCGACAAGCACGTTAGAAAGAATGTACCGAATTACACCCACGTTCAAGAGCTTGCCGAAACCTTCTCTGATTGGTTTACCTATCCAAGCTCCACGGTAATAGATTTTGGCGCCTCCACAGGCGAGACATTGCGAAGAATAAAACGCCGCCATACTAAGGAGTTGACGCTAATCGGATACGACAATTCGCAAGCAATGATTGAACGGGCAAAACTCAAGGGAATAGACATTACATTTGCCGACTTGGAAAAGCCTTTTGAACTTCCAGAACTCTCCTATGGCGTTGCACTCTATACCTTGCAATTCTTGCGCCCCAATTCCAGATATGACTTACTAAAGCGGATATACCGCAAGCTTTCAAATTCGGGCGCCTTATTTATTGTGGAAAAGGTATTGGGTTCAACAGCCCAAATGCAGGATATTCTTCAACAGCTTTATTGGGAAATGAAAGCTAAAAACGGCTTTAGTTCCGAGCAGATCATAAATAAAGCAAAAGCATTGCGCGGTTGTATGTATCCAAAAACTATCTCCGACAATGAGGCCGAATTTACCGCTTTAGGCTTTAATTTTGAAATCGTTTTCAAGGAATCGCAATTCTGCGGTTGGCTTCTCACAAAGTCTCTATGAAGCTTCTCGGAGAAATCCTCAAAGACGCTTGGACGCCCGCCGACCGTCGAGAGCCGTGGCGTTGGTGTGAAGAACATATAAAGAGTATTCCATATTCACCTATGCCGGGCCCTTTTCGTTCAAATAATTCGCCTTGGATTAGGGAAGTTATGGAAGCGATAGTTGACCCGAAAATTCGCCTTGTATCCATTATAGCCGCAGTTCAAAGCTCCAAGACTACAAGCCCAGAACTCACACTTTGCTACATTATTGCCAATCTGCCCGGCCCTTGCTTGTGGCTTGACCAGACAGACGAAGACGCCAAGGACGAAAGCGAAAGCCGTTTGCAAAAGCTTTTTGAATCGTGCGAGCCTGTAAAAAAGCTTTTCCCGAAGAATAAGAATAAGAAAAGAAACTGCACAATCCACTTTTCAAACGGAATGACGCTTTGGCTGCTGGGCGCATACAATAAGACCAACCTGCAAAGGCGTTCAATTCGTTGGCTTTTTGGCGATGAAACTTGGCGGTGGCCCGTTGGTCATATGGCGGAAGCTGAAGCCAGAACAACCGCCTTTGGGTGGCTCGGCAAGTGTGTTTTTATGAGTCAAGGCGGAGAAGAAGCCGACGACATCCATCGCAAATTTGAAACTACCGATATGCGGGAATGGCATTATAAATGCCCAAAGTGCGGAAAGTATGTACCGTTTAGGTGGGAAAATATAGAGTGGGACGACAATTATAAGGACGAAAACGGCGAATACGACTTTGCCAAGATAAATCAAAATACCGCCTTAAAATGCGCTGAATGTGGGGAATACTTTGAAGATACGGACAGAATGAGGCGGATTCTCAACAAAGACGGAAAGTTTATTCCCTTAAATCCGAATGCCGCCAAGGAGAATGTAGGCTTTCACTGGAATGCTCTTGCTTCTATGTCTTGGGGGAAACTTGCGGAACTGTATCTTAGGGCAAAAATCGCCGCCAGAAAGGGCGACAGTTCTTTGCTTCAACAGTTTTACCAGAAACGCCTTGCCTTGCCTTGGAAAGAATTTGCCGAAGACTACCGACTGGAAATTGCGTCTGGCAGCTACAATTCGGGAGATGCTTGGGACGAGGAAGCGGGCTTTAACAAGCTCGGCGAAATCATCGCTCCGCCTTTTGCCGAAAACGAGGTTATTGCGCCGCTACGCATAATGTCGGTTGACATTCAGATGAACTGCTTTTACTTGGTTGTCCGCGCTTGGAGCATAAACGGTTCGAGCCGTCTTCTATGGCACGAAAAGGTGCTGACGTGGGAAGACATCGAGGAAATCCAGAAGCGTTTTAAAATTTTGGACAATCTTGTGTTTGTTGACGCGGGGTATAATTCGTTCGAGGTATACAAGTATTGCGGAGAGCGAAATTGGATTGCGCTTATGGGTGACAACAGGGCAAATTTTTTTCACAGACTTCCGAACGGCAAGACGGTTTTGCGGTTTTACTCGCCCGTAAAGCACATATTTATTTCGCGCTACGTTAAGTGCCGTATGCACTTTTGGAGCAACCTGAATGTAAAGGATACTTTGGCAAGAATACGCAGAAATCAGAACCCCGCCGACGGCGCAACTTGGGAAGTGCCGACGGACATTTCCGAAGACTATTTAAAACAAATGGAGTCCGAACACCGCATTAAAAAGGGCAACTCGTGGATATGGGAGCAAATCGGCAACCGCCCCAATCACTACCTCGACTGCGAAGCTATGAACTGCGCAGGGGCGTTGATGTTGAAGATTGTGGGGAATAACAAAATCGAAATTTAATAAACTTATACCCAAGTTGTATTTTTACACCTTGGACACACATAACATTCTCCTTCTGAATGAGGATTAAAATGTTGTAATCTTATAGCCATCTTATCTGAATCCCAACAATTAGAGCAATATGGACCTTCTCGCGAGTTATCTTCTTTTACGTTAAAGTATCTATTATCTTCAAAGACCATATTAAAATTTTTCCGTTTAGAGAGATGTTCTTTCAGCGAAATATTTTCTTCTCGGAGATTCAATATTTCTTCTTTTAAACCAAGTATTGCTTCTTTTAAATCTTGATTTTTTAGAGAATCAGCAATTTTTAAGGCAACTTTTGCACTGTTTAAAATGTTATCTAGCATGATAAAAATTGAATATTATGTGATGTATAAGTCAATTTTTTTGACACCAGCCGAGTGTGTATGTCCAATTACATTTACACACGCGGGTATACTGTGGCGGAGCTTGAGGTTTTGCTTGTTCGGGTGAAAACCGAAAGGGAAAAATATCTTCAATCGGCTTCCGATAGCGGAAGCTCGTATTCACGCATAGCACTTTCGGAAATCGAGAAGAAATTCAACGGCATAATGGACGCGTTGGAACTTCTCGCGCCCGAAAAATACCCCAAAACAGACCGCCGAATTTCCCTTAGCGGCGTAGTCGGAGGAGTTATCCAATGACGTTGCGCAAGAAAATCGCCAATATGTTCTACGGAATCGGGCACGCGTTTGAATCGGCAAAAGTTTCGCTTTCGCGCGGTAATCCCAATACGCTGAACCCTACGGACGCAAGCGCGGAGCTGCCCTCATACACGAGAAGCGAACTCGTTCGCAAAGCCCGATACCTCGAAAAGAATTCGGGGCACATTCGCAGGATTTTGCGCGATTTGAAAGTCTACGGAATCGGCAAAGGCATCTATCCTAACGCAAAATCCGACAAGCACGCTTGGAATAAACAGGCGGAGGATTTCTTCTTCAAATGGAGCAGGCATTGCGACATCACAAACCGCTATTCTTGGCGCGAGTGCCAAGCGATGATACTAAGAAGCCTTATTGTTGACGGAGAAGTTTTTGTTATAAAAACCTTCAATAGTTTTGGGGTACCCAAAATACAAATAATCGAAAGCCACCGCCTAATGTCGCCAAGTACGGCAACTACTGAGCGCATTATAGACGGAATTGAATTTGACCGCTATGGCAGAGCGAAGAACTACTACTTCTTGATAGGAGAACATAGTAATACCACAAAAGTTCCCGCAAGCGCAGTGCTTCATATATTTGACGCCGAACGCATATCGCAATCGAGAGCATATCCGCAAATTCAACACTCGATAAATGATGTTATAGACAGGAAGGAGATTCTCGCTCTCGAAAAGAAGAAAGTTAAGTCAATCTCCGACATAGTGCATATTTTAAAGGGCGCACCGACATGCTCGACTCGCTCGGCAACACCACCGCCGCGACCGGCAAGGGATTCGCTATAGGCTCCGCCGCGCTGAACGCCCTCGCCCTGCTCGCCTCTTACGTGGAAGAATTGCGCATTGGCCTCGTCCGCGTAAAAGACTCTCCGGAAATCACCGAATTCGCCAAGGAAACCATACAAAAGTTCTCCGAAATCTCCGGCGGCATCGAGTCTGCCAGCCTCCTCGACTTCATGAC